GTATGTAGACTCCTCAGTCATGGATACCATTGAATGGATCAAGCCTTCTCTGATGCGAGTATTCGCCAGTGGCGATGAGATGGTTACGTTCGCTCCACACGGACCCGAAGATGTGGAGGCTGCTAAACAAGCTACGGATTACGTGAATTATATTTTCACGAAAGATAATCCCGGTTGGGAAATACTGTACACCTGGTTCACAGATGCTCTACTCCAAAAGAATGGTATTGTCAAATGCTGGTGGGACGAGTACGAAGACTGGAATAGGGAAGAGTATAACGGTCTTGATGAGCAGGAGTTCAACGCTCTTGTTATAAGTCCTAGTATAGAGGTTGTGGAACATACGCCTTACCAAGATGACTATGGTATGAAACATGATGTTGTTCTGTCTCGTCAGTCTTATGTTGGTAAAGTTAGAATAGAGAATGTTCCACCTGAAGAATTCCTGATCTCCAGAGAAGCCAAGTCTATTGAAGATGCACGTTTCACTTGTCACAGAGTATTAAAGACTTTATCTGAACTTAGGATTATGTATCCTGATGAAGACCTTGATCCTCAAGAACTTGGTAGTGGCGAAGACATGCACTCCTATGATGAGGAAAGAATGGCTAGGTTTGAGTTCGATGATTCCAGAGGGTTACCTTGGAGTGATGGAAACGTAAACTCTGAAGATGATTCGTTACAAACTTATTGGTTACATGAATCATTCATGCGTATGGACTACGATGAAGATGGCATTGCAGAATTAAGAAAGGTATGCTCCGTTGGTCAGAAAGTATTAGCCAACGAACCTATTGACCGTATACCGTTTGTCAGTCTTACTCCGATAAAGATTCCACATAAGTTCTTTGGAATGTCTATTGCTGATCTTGTTATGCCGATTCAGGAAATTAAGAGCGTCCTGATGCGTAACCTCATGGACAACATGTATAACCAGAACTTTGGTCGGTACGCAGTTCTTGAAGGCCAGGCGAACTTGGACGACCTCTTGACGCAACGCCCAGGCGGTGTAGTCAGGGTTAAGTCACCGAATGCTATTATGCCTTTGGCTACCCCACAGTTAGAGCAGTCATCTTTCTCGATGCTCGACTATCTTGATAACCTGAGAGAATCAAGAAGTGGCGTAAACAAATTTAGCCAAGGCTTGAATGAAAATGCTTTAACATCACATACCACAGCTACTGCTGTCTCTGCAACAATGACGGCAGCACAGTCTAGGGTAGAGTTGATCGCACGATGTTTCGCAGAAACTGGTGTTAAAGAATTAATGAAAACTATTTATGAACTCGTCCTGAAGAATCAGGATCATCAACGAGTCATAATGCTTAGAAATAAATGGGTTCCTGTCCGACCTGATATGTGGAAAGACCAGTACGACTGTACTGTTTCCGTAGGTATCGGGAATGGCAATAGGGATCAACAGCTTATGCACCTCACAACTATGTTACAGTTTGCTGGGGATGCAATGCGTGGTGGCTTAAAGATTATCAATGAGCAGAACATGTACAACATGGGAGCAGCACTCATAAAGAATATGGGCTTCCAGAATGTTGATGATTTTCTTACTGATCCATCTTCGGTACCACCACAGCCTGATCCAAGGGAACAAATGGAACAGGCAGAACTACAATTAAAACAGAAAGAACTAGAGATTAAAGCTGCTGACATACAAGTTAAACAAATGAAAATCCAACAGGACGCTGCCGAAGCACAGGTCGACGCGCAACTTAAAGTTGCAGAGTTAAATCTGGAAGCACAACAAGGCAGAGGTGTAGCACTTGGATAAAGAACTTAGAGAAGCAAAAGCAAAAAATTTACTTTCTGACGAACTATTTAATGAAGCGTTCACTACGCTTGAAACAGATATCAAAGATACTTGGTACAGAACAAGTCTCAGTGATACCGAAGCCAGGGAGCAAGCCTGGCTATCCTTACGCCTTCTTGAGCGGATACGTCTACATCTAACCAGTATTATAGAATCTGGCGATATGGCGAGGAAACTTGGGAAACATCAATTATAGGAGCATAAAATGGCGGATAATCAAACGAATCCCCACGTTGTCGAACAACATCCTGTTACAGGTCCAGCTAGTATTGGAGCAGCGCAGGAAGCAATTCTTGGATTACTGAACTCAGAAGAGCAACCAGACCAAGAGGAGCAACCGTCTGAAGAAACTCAAGACGTAGAGGCATCTGAAGAAACAACAGAAGAGGAACCTGAGGTTGAAGAAGTTGAAGAAACCGAAGAGGAAGAATCGGAAGATGTTGACGATGATGAATCTGAAGAATCCGAGGAAGAAGAAGTTGAAGATGAGGACGAGTCGGAATCCACGGTCTATACTGTAAAAGTAAACGGACAAGATGTGGAAGTCACCGAAGACGAACTCATAAAAGGCTACTCTCGCCAACAGGATTATACTCAAAAAACGCAACAATTAGCTGAATATAAAAGACAACTTGACGGTGCTGCACAACAGTACCAGCAAGAACTAGCTAATACTCAGCAGGTGCGTGCTCAATACGTTGACGCACTAGCTACAGCTATTGAAGGTAACTATGGACATCTTCAGCAGTTTGCTAATGTTGACTGGGAACGGCTTAAAACCGAAGACCGTGAAGAATATCTGACCAAGCGCGACGAGTATCGTCAAGCACAGGAACAGATCGAAGGGTTGAAGGCACAAGCTAGTCACGCTCAACAGCAGCAACAGCAAGAGATGCAAGTTCAACACCAGCAGTTGTTACAGGAAGAACATGCCAAGATGGTAAGTATCTTACCGGAATGGAATGATCCTAATACACAGAGAGCGATAGCAAAAACTATTTCAGAGTTCGCCTTAACTAAAGGTTATACTCAGGAAGAACTATCGCAGTTGGTGGACCACCGCTCTATACTTGTTCTTATGCAAGCTAAGGCTTATGAAGACATGACTCGGAAACAGCATGAGGTTCGTGCTAAGAAGGTCAAGAATAAGCCGAAGGTTGTGAAGACAAAAGCCAAGCGGGAAAAAGCTGAAGTAAGTCAGGGCAAACGTAAAGCAAAACTCAAACGTCTTCAGAAAACAGGCCACGTCGATGACGCAGCTTCGTTACTGGAAGATTTACTTAAATCCTAATAAGGAGAAAAAATAATGGCAATTGCTACTAATACGTCACTGACGTATAGTTCCGTTGCGATTCGTGAAGCCTTATCTGACGTGATCTACAATATCGCGCCTATGGATACGCCCTTTATGTCAGGTTGCTCTAAGCAGACCATTGACAATACGTTCTTTGAGTGGCAAGTCGACTCGATTACTGCTGGTGCAGCTAACCGAAAGATTGAAGGCGATGACTCTATCGCTGCCACGGCAAGGGTGCTTCCTACGCGACTAGGAAATTACGCGCAAATAAGTCAGTACGTGAATCAAACTTCAGGAACTGATGAAGTTGTAAACTATGCCGGACACGGCAAACACCAGGCTTACCAGTTGGCTAAAAATGGCAAGCGCATGAAACGCGACATGGAAGTCATGTTGCTTCAGAACATCGTAAGAAGTGCTGGCAGCGCAACTGCTGCTCGCGCATCTGCTGGTGTTCCTGCGTGGCTCGCTACCAACTACGTGTCGATGAATCCGACATCGGGTTCCCCGGCTGCTGGTGCAACAGGTACGACTGCGATGACAGAATCTACTGCTACTGCTTCTATTACGGAAGCTGGCATTAAGAATGTCATCAAAGACACCTACGAAGCCGGTGGTGCTGCAGATTTAATTCTGTGTCCGCCCACCATTAAACAGGCTATTTCCGACCTAGCACAGTCCGTATCATCTCTTAGAACTGAAACTAAGGGTGATGCACCTGCGCACGTTGTGGCAGCTGTCGATGTATATGTTTCCGATTTCGGTACATATCGCATCGTTGCTGACCGTAACATGCACAGTTCAGAGCATGTCTTCTTCTTAGACATGGACTTCTGGGCTATTGGTTGGCTACGGCCTTTCCAGACTGTCGAACTTGCGAAGACAGGCGATTCTATCAAGCAGCTATTGGTTGCTGAGTATGGCCTCATCTCCAAGAACGAGAAGTCAAGCGGAATCCTCGCGGATTGTGCTGCATAAGTAGGTATTTAAAGGGGGTGGGGAAACCTACCCCCTACCTATGAGAGAACTCGAAACAAACTGTCCTAATATAAAGGACGAGTACGGCGGGAAAGTAGTCTTTCCATTTGGTCCGTGTATTTATCAGAACTTTATTTCTGAGGAATTGAGGAAATCTCTTCTTGAAGAAGGGGAAAGAATAAGAAATAAGGATCACGACTATAATAAAAAGCTAGCTGGTAATATGTATTTTGGTGGTTCTTATAATTATGGTCCTGAGTATATGTCGGAAGTTTTTCCTGAATTTCTTAAAATTCTTTTTCAGTGGTTTGACTTTATGGTCTACCATTATGATGGTGGTCGCATAAATTTTGCACCGGGAAAAGAAGATTTAGATGTAAGTTTAAGCACTCTGTGGATAAATTATCAAAGAAGGTACGATCATAATCCACCACACCAACATCATGGTATTGTTTCTTTTGTTGTCTACTTAGATGTACCTGAAAAGATATTTGATGAACAGGCTGAGTCTAATGTACAGGATGCTGGTCATATAGTATTTAAATACGGGGAGTCTATAAGTCCACTTAGTGTAAGTATGTGGAATGTTACTCCTCAAAATGGTTTAGTATTAATGTTTCCCGCTACCTTAGATCACATGGTTCATCCATTCTGGGTAGACGAGGAACGTATCAGTGTATCTGGAAACTTTACTTTAACTGACAGGATTGTACTAAGTCAAAACGGAGCGTAAATGAAAAACACAGACAAGGAACTTGAAAAAGCTGCTAATAGAATGCTGAAGGGTAAAGCACCTAAAGCTAAAAAAGCACCTACTCCTAAAGGAAAAGGTGGTAAATTTGTTAGCGCAAAAGAACCTACTGATGCAATGGGC